TATCGTAATAGTATAGGTTGTATTGATTAGGGTCACCCTGCTTCGCTATCCAATACTCGATGTGTGTTGAATGTGGGTCAGCGTTCAGTTCTTCAAGCGTACCATTAAAGGGTTCAATGAACGTATTGCACTGATAGATGAGATTGTAAGCAGGGATATATGACTCTATGAGCTGCTCTGCACGCTGACGGGTCTCATTGTCTGCTGTTGACTTATCATCTGCAGGTAAGTCAGCGTAGTCTAAGTCCCAGCAGTTCTCCCAAGAAAGCTCTGATACTTGATACTGATACGCTTCTTCCTCAGCATTATAACGGATGCGCCTTTTGTCCCAAGGCACTTGAAACAGAGTAAGGCGTGGCGAGTTATCAGAGCCTTCTATTGATAAGAGGTCGGGAAAAAGGTCTTTATCATATCCGAATGTCGCAGCATCACCTTTGTCTGGTCCAATCGTAAACAGGCCGACGAACTTATATGTAACAGTACCGTCTTCTGCGGTCTGTTTTTCAAATCCAACGAATGTCTCTTGATAGATAGATACTCGTGCTTCGCTATCCTGATCGATACCCTCATTTGTTAATTCTACCGCCTTCCATAGGTCTGTATATGAGTTTACGGAACCTAATTTGTGATATTGCATTGAAGAAGCGATGTTCTTTTTTGCTGTTAACTTGGATATTTTAGGTAGGTTCTTGAATAACTCGAACTTCTTCTGTGCCGTCTGGCCATCTTCGTATACGATGGTCGTGTCTTTAGCTACCTTCGCCTTCCAGTTCCACAGATAGTAGAGCATAGACGAAGTACCTTGCCCCTGCAGCTGAAGGTTAGTAATTGTGAGACGGTTAAGGTTGGTATTTCCGTCTTTCGGATATATCTCGAGCGTACCCTTTGGGCGATACGACTTGCCGTACTCATACGCTGGCATAGGCTTATCGAAGGTGAATACGTTCACTTTGCCACGCACCTTATCGAAGTCTACCGTAGTTCCGAGCGTGTCGTATATGTCGTTGTCCAGCTTTTCAGCACTCTTCTCACCAACGGTTGCAAGCGCATTGATGTAGTCCTGATGTACGTTGGCAGCGTCCATCGCACTATCGTAAATTCGCACTGAATAGAGATCGACGTCCGCCTTATCCGAACCTACGATGATCTGACCACCGTCTGCTGTCTGCATACTATCCGTAAGCAGATAAGCGAACTTACGCGCTTCGATGCCATCAATGTAGAGATAGACGAGGTTAAGGTAGTAGGTATTTCCGTTCAAAACGTAAGTGTACTTCTTCGGAGAGATAACCAGTGCCAGGCGAACACGTACGCCATCGTCCATCTGCATAGCCTGCACGTCGGCGTTATGCTCGCTCCGAGTTGCGAACATCAGGCTCGATGCACGCACCTTCAGCCCGATATACTGCTTCTGGTAAGGTACGGCAATGGAGATGCATTCCGCGTCATAGTCGGACGTATTGTTCACCTGATAGTCAATTTCAATAGTCTTTCCGCTTTGCGCAGCTTCCTTGCTGAAGGGCTTGTAATCGATAGTCAAGCGAGAGCCTGCCGTAAGACGCAACGTGCGTGCACCAACTTCGTCCGTAACCCAGCCATCGCGTGAGAAAGATACGCCTTGCCATTCAGCCCCGACCCGTTCAGCCGTTATCAGGTTCTTAATCACGGCATGGTCGGTATCGGTATTATTGCGATTCTTTGCGTTGAAGTAGAACACCGCTCCAGCAGTAGCAGAATAACCCTGCGAGTTATCAACAGGGAAAGGAATAGCGTCACGCAAGCGAACCTCATCTGTTGGGTGAGTACGGAATCCGATTAACGCTGTGAAATCGGAGTTATCAATTGTCTCAACCTCAAGCGAAAGCGTGTATTGCATCTTGGTTTGTGTCAGCGTATTCTCAGACACATTCTCCTGAAGCACCTCGTTGTCCTTCTTCATCAGGATTGAGAGTGGTGTTGTAACCGCCTTGCCGTCGTATACTGCGTACTCCAGCACCTTGTTCTCGTACCAGTTCAGCAGCTTCTCTGCCTTGTTGTTTACCACCACCATCTTCACAGCATCGTTGTTAGCAACCGCCATGAAGTCGTAACCTACAGGCGTAGTCTGCACGGTGCCGTCCTCGTTGGAAAGCCACGCAGAGAGGTGGAATATGCCAGTCTTGTTGGTGAAAGGCACGGTGTAAGCGACTGGCGATGACGTGTAAGTGGCCGTACCAAACTGGCGTTCGTAAGTCTGCTCATACCCTTCACCCGTAATCTTCACGTGCAGCGTCTTGCTGATATTGCCACTAATGTAACATGGCAGCACTATGTCGCCTTGATATGCTTTCCACCAGTTGAACTCTGATATAGAAAGGAAGAGTGCCGATAGTGTGATAGAATAGACTAACGCAGGAGAGGTCTGACCAGTTACCTCGCCCGTAATCTTCACCATGATGTTGTTCTGTCCACTCTCCAGGAAGCGGAATACATCAACTGTGGTTACGGTGTTCGACTGGCAGCGTCCACGTGCTTTAGAGACAAAAGTTCCGTCGCCAGCTTTAGCAAACACCTCGTAGGTGCCCCACTCACCTGTATCAGAGTAATCCGTCTGACCGATATCTTTTGTGCGAGAGATAAACATAAACTTCACTGTGCATTCTCCTGCCGACTTCGATGCTGAAAGTGTAGTCGAAGGCGACTGATTGGCAGCACGCAGATAATAGAGAATCTCCGTCTGTCCACCACCTCCACCCTGTCCGATACCAAGTTCGGCAAGTCTCATTGGGAGCCATTGTGCTCCGCCCCACACCAGGACGCAGGTTTCAGAGGTAAGATTGTCAGCTGTAGTATTGACATTTGCAAGTTGGCCGAGCGTAGGTGGATTCTTCCTTACTGCTGTTTTCACTCGTTCTTCTTCTGTATTGAAAGCATCAACGAGATCGTTTATCTTATTCGGAATTTTATTAAACTCGTCGGCTGTGAGTTTCTTGCCAGCAGCTTTATTTTCAATGTAGAGTTTATCCATATAGCTACAAGTTAAATGGGAAAGTATATGTGAAGCGTTCATTACCGCTAATCTCAATGCCATGTGCAAGCGTGAGTGCATGACAGACTATGTCTTGTAGATATTTTCCACGTGCCATGTCTGTTTGTGTACGTGTTGTATCTTCAACGACCTTCACTTTTGCCAGTCGATAGTGTTTATTACTATCAAGCTGGCTGGCTCTTATTTTCAGTTTGATGTGTTGCAGCATCGGCATTGATGATTTCATCAAGTATAGGGTTCAAGGCAAGTTGAACGATAGCTGTGAAGTTTTTCTTTAGCACCTCTTTCACAGCGATAGCTGTCTCTGTATCGAGCGTAGCACGTCCTACCTTATATATATCTAAGGCTGTGCTGACGGCTGCGATACTATTTGTACTATAATATAATACATTTGCCAGTTGGTTGGCGATATCGACCTTTTGGGTTGTCCCGTCAATATTTTTAATCTCAAGTTCTTTAAAATTAATAGTTTCCATATTTTATTTTTTAAAAGTTAGACAATAGTATACAATAGTAACCTGTAGAAGGAGTGAAGCATAGTGCAAACCGCTTGACATCACAACTACTCATAAGAATTTGAGAATTAGAAGCTTCTGAATCTTTACGATAATATTCGTATAATTTTTCACCACCTATTCCTACATGTATTTTATCCTCCCTAATCGTGCCGACTCCATAGATGCTTCCTCCTTCAGCAGACGTTGTCGGCGTTGCTGCCTTGCAAGTCGAGGAAAAGGTTATCTGATAAGAATCTCTATCAATTATGATAGTGAAAGGTACGCAAAAGGATTCAGAATTGTCAGTTATTCCCAATTGTTTGCGAGCATCAGAGAGCGTAGGATAGAAGAATTGAATTCTTTTGCCTGTCGAGTTTTTTAATAAGAACGTAGTTGCAAAGCTAAAGTCGATGACATTTGTATCTCCTTTTTTAGTGTATTCCATAAAATACCCATGTTCAATTATTCCTCCCTTGACACGCAGTGCACCCTGCAGTTCGAGAGCAACGTTGCGATTGATAACGTTATCAGAGATAATTTTAGCTGCGGGGCGGTAGAGGTCGGTACCACTATTCATTTTTCTATAGATGTACATTGCAGAAGCACAATAGGCATCTTGATTTCCTTGAGATGTTGGATCAGATCCTCGTCCAAAGCCAACTTTGAGATGCGCTATATCACCAGCTGTGAAATAGCCAACTTGTTGTTCGAGTAAGAAAGATGAAGAATTCAAATAGACGAAGTTTTCTTTTTCTTCCGTCCACCATTTGTTATAGTCACCCGTATAAAGGCCATCATTTCCAATCGAGAAAGGGCCAATGTTACCTTTGCGTGCAGTTACTGTTCCTGATATGTTCGCGTTTGTGGCCGTAAAACCGTCCATTGAGACGTTCCCGTTTACATCGACGACGAATTTATTATTTATGATTGTTTTCCCTAAGAAGTTAATCTGATCTGCATTAAAGAGCAATTTACCTCCATCTTCGCTTGTTGTAAGCTTCAGTTCTGCAGACTTCTTTTTTTGTCCTGAGGCATCATAATAATCAGAAAAGAGAGTGAGCGAACCATCTTCTCCTGCTACCGAGCGCAAAATACCCACATTGCGAAACCCCGTTAGGTTTCCTTCATCGTCCCATAGCGCACTATGCAAAAGATCGGAAGTTCCACTAAGCGATGATATAACAGCATTAAATCTTCCCTGTGCTGTAAGCAAAGAAGTGGCGCGGTTGGCTTTAATATCACTCAATAGTGCATTAAGTGTGTTCTCATTTCCAGCTATCACCTGCATAGTCTTACTTCCCAATTGCCGAATAGCTGTGATTGGTAATGTTGTATATTGCTGTACTGGCTGCCAATGCTTAATGCTGAAAGGCTCGCCGTTTCGCTTTGCCACGACAGCACGCAAGACATCGTTGCTATACTCTATAGTTGCATCCTTATAAGTTGCGTTTACCCAGAGGTCGCCCACGTCGTATGCCTGTTCGCGTGTGGGCTGTGTAACGAAGACGCGCCGCTTACCATCTGCAGTATCTTGCGCGCGATTGGCTGCTTCGAGCGATGTGAGCACATCAGCATCAGTGATATCCTCCCAAGTATAACCGCTATCTTTTTTCGTAAAAGCATAGGCGCGTCCACCCCCTGTTTTTGCGAAAGAGCGATTGTAATATATATCATTTACATGCTCATTCCGTGTGAAATCATCTTGCCATTCCAGTGCAGGTGCATTGCGAAGTGACGGCTTTTCATCACCAAACCAAAGCACCATTTGCTTATCGCTTTGTTGTTCAACAGCATTGATTTGAGATTTCAATGATGCAAGATATTCTTCTATGCTTAGCTCGTGTCCGTGCTCATCGGTCACCATCCACCAGGAACCTTCCGTTGGACTCATCTGTATCTTAGGCTTCGGAAGGGAGAAAGAGTTGATGCCAACATACATCCTGTAATACGGACTGCCACTCCCAGCTGCTGCCTGAATGATTGCATGCTGACGTGCAGGGTTCGTCTTGTTGCCCAGTGTCGACACCTCGTCGCCAACCTGTGGTTCATCGCTTCCACTTGCGTAATCGTCAGCGTTCGTGTTATCGCAGATATCTACATAGTCAGTACCAAGACCGAAGACACGCCGATGATAGTAATGATTAGCCATTGCACCTTGAGTACTGATAAGGTTGAACGTTTCACAATAGGCGTAATCGTCCATACCCATCGTATTGCTGACCATACGCCCCTCACCGTCCTGCTGCGTGAAGTAGCATCGCCAACCGCCCTCGATCTTCTCAACTTTTGAGATAGT